AGCTATGTACAACATTGCAAAAGTATTCTCTGAATTACCAATTGTTTTAGAGATAAACCACAAAGGCAAGAAGTTTGGAATTGTGCATGGGCATATCGAACAGAATGATTGGAATGAGTTTAAGGACTCGTTTAGTCAGCCATCTAAAAACCGTGCTCCATCAGATTTAGCTATGTGGGGTCGTGAGCGTCTTGATACTGACAATCAGCAATACACGCATGTAAATGGTGTAGATGCAGTGATTATGGGGCATACAGTAACTCAAAAACCATGTAAGCGTGATAACTGCTATTGGATTGATACCGGTGCAGTTCATTGGGGAACTATAACAATCTTAGATTTAGAAACTATTTGAGGGTGACGGTATGAAATCAAAGGTAGATGTAGATGCATTAAAGCTCACACTCCAATGGCAAGGATTCTTTCTAAAGGGATGGTTTGAAGATCATTGGTGTGACCTCAAGGACTATGCAGAAGCTTCTTTAAAGCTGCTTCTAATCATCCTGAGAATTTTATTTTCTCCCCTTCTCATTATTTATGTCATTTGGCAGACCAGAAAAATGTATGAACAGATAGCGAGCGGAGAAGTCAACAGAGAAAAAGTCAGAAATCACATCAAGAAATACGGCAAGTAAGGGGAAAGAGATGAATGCAGTAGTAACGGAAAAATTATCAAATCTTGAATGGGTTGGTCAGCAAATGAGAGCTAAAACGGCAAGCTATGAAACGTCTACTGCATCGACAGGAGAGAAGGCGCCTACTTGGGAAGAGCGTTGCGGGGCTATTGCTTCAATTGAAGATGAAGCAACTAAGGCATATTGTGAGATATTAGTTTGGGGTGATTCAAGAGACACGACACAGGCATTCAAGACACTTGTGGAGCATATTGGTGAAATCTTATATGAAGCGGCAAGCAAAGAGCGCCAGCGACATCACTTTGATTTGAAGCTGTTCTGCATGAAGGTGGCTCGAATGCAGGTATTTTTTAAGATGCGTCCAGTGATCAAAGAAGATCGTACTTTGCAAGGTCAATTAAAGTTCTGCGGCATCGATGAGATTAAAGCAGATACATACAGTAAGAACTATGCTTATCTCGGTACAATGGTAGATATTATTTTGAAAGACATGGAAGACGAAATCGATTTCTATGTGGGGCTATACCGTAAAAAGCTAAACAATTGACAGCTAAACGGATTTAAGGTAATGTTTTTCTATACTGGTCGTATTACGGATTTCCGAAGACCAACACATCAAAGCTCACTTAATCGTGGGCTTTTTGCTTTTATGCCCTACAAGCTTAGAACATTGGATTCCGATGTGCTGGACTGGAGTTCTAGTCGATGCTTAAACGTAGGGCTATTTTTTTGGAGGTTCACATGCTCCGAATCATCAGGCAAGTATTCTGTTTTCATGTTTGGGAATATGAATCCGACATGTTCAATCAGAAAGAATGCAGAAAGTGTGGAAAGATTAAGTGTTTGTAGCCCTGTCGTTTGACGGGGTTTTCTTTTTTACGCCATTCGTCTAATTGGATAAGACATCATAATTCTAGTGTGATTGATGCGGGTTCGAGTCCTGCATGGCGTGCCATTAAATTTAGAGAAGTGAGTGGGCATAATTAGTTTGTGGTAGGAAAACGATAAGATACCTCACACCACAGTAAACGTTCTTATTACAAAGCTCATTTCATCTAAGTCATATGGATTGGGGTGAACATGGACACAATCGAAGCGAAGAAGAATTTAGATTTACTCTACAAAGATCGGTTTAATTTAGAAAATTTGAATCATCTCAATGCGAGAGATCAATTCAAACAAGACTGCAAGCGTCGAATCAGAGACATCGACACTCAGATTGCTAACATCAAACAGAACCTTAAAAGTGCGTGATGCAAAGCGACTTGCTGCAATAAGAAAATTACCATGCGTTAGATGCGGCTATCCTCACTCACAAGCGGCTCATTCTAATTTCAGTGAACATGGTAAAGGCAAGGGGATTAAAGCAGATGATAAATACACAATACCTTTGTGCCATTCCTGCCATCAATGGTTTGACCAGTATCGAGGGATGGGACTTGTAGAATCTAAAGAATGGTTCGACAAGATGTTAGAAAAAACAGAGCGGATGCTTAATATTAAAGATGGGGATGTTTTTTGATGAGTAGGACTCGAAAAGGCAGTAAGCCTCAAAATTGTGACTATGAGTATTGGTCTAAAAGAGTTGGGAATAAAGGTGGCGGACGTGGAATGGGTCGCCAAACCAAGAAAGAAACGCTATCTAGAGAGCGCATGTTAGGTAAGGCGGCTCTTATTAGTGAGCTTAAAGAGCAGGATGTTTTTTGATATGAATAAATTTAAATAATTACATATGTTTATAAAAAAAATTAATCGCCATTTTTAAAATTATGATAAACTCTTTCTACACCAAAGGGGTTTATTATGAGCATAGATGAAGCAAAACTAGTTGTGCCTGGAACGAATGTTCTCAGAAGAGCTGGCGCTGCACTTATAAGCAATACAGCCACTCAGGTAGAAAAGACAGAAGCCTATAATATTTTAAATAATTGGAGAGCACTCCATTCTTATCCTATTGATGTATTTCAGAAAAATATTAGAAGTAAATGTACGCAACTAAAGTTTAGAGATTTTACGGTTGCGCAAAGATTGAAGCGTATGCCATCTATTATTTCTAAATTGCAAAGAAACCCAAGAATGAATTTGGCTAGAATGCAAGATATTGGCGGAGTTAGGGTTATTTTGCCAAGTATGCAGATGTTAGGAAATTACATGAAGCACTAGTGGGGCGAAATAATAGGTTTAACCACGTTCCGATTGTGCCTTGCCATGATTATATAGAAAATCCCAAAAGTGATGGATATCGCAGTATCCACCAAGTTTTTACCTATAAAAGTAGAGATCACAGTGGGCTTGATGGTTTAAAAATCGAGTTACAAATACGTACAGCCTTGCAACACTCTTGGGCGACTGCGGTAGAAACATTGGGAGTAATTGAGAATGCATCTATTAAATCTGGCTTCGGAAGTGATGAGATTAGACGCTTTCTAAAACTAAGTAGCGCTTTATTTTCTATTAAAGAAGGCACACCTGTTGTTGAAGAGTTTTCAAAATCTACTCCAGAAGAGATCGCGATTGAAGCAAAAGATATCGAGCAACGGCTTCAAATCTTTACTAAATTAAAATGGTTGCAGATATCGGCAAAACATATTGAGTCTACGTCAAATAGTAGACATGCTTACCACCTATTAATTCTCAAGCAAGAGGAAAGTAGCTGGAAAGTAAATGTAATTCCATTTACCAAGGCTCAGGAGGAAATTGCTCAAACAATGTATGCCACTTTGGAGTCACAAGTAAAACAGGAACATGATGTAGACATTGTCCTTGTTTCGGTGGGTGACATGAAGGCGATTAAGAAGGCCTATCCAAACTACTTTTTGGACACAAATCAATTTATTAAAGAAATGCAGAGTGCGTTCAAAAAATATACTTAGGTTTTGATAAAAATTAAATTAAACCACCCTCGGGTGGTTTTTTATTGCGAGGTCAAAATGGAACCACGATTCGTCATCAAAAACCATTCTGACATCAACTATGTAATTGGCTATCTCAACAGTAACCACGCTAAAGCAGCGAGTGAAGGGAAGCCTTTAGTCGTATTGATCGCACCACAAGAGAAAGACCGGACAAAAGCTCAAAATCGTTTGTACTGGATGTGGCTTAATCAGTGGGCGAAGCATCAAGGCACTGATAAAGATACAGAGCATTTGTTCTTTAAAAAGCAATTCTTAGCGCGTATTTATCATCGTGATGATGTTGGTCAGTACAGAAAGACGTTTGCAGCAGTAAAGGTTTTGAAAGATCAAAAACATCCGATGTATCAGCAAGTGGCGGATGGGTTGAATGAATTAATCACAACAACTGATGCCAGTGTTGAGCAGTTTACTGAGTACCTAAATGACATTCATGCATTCTGCAATAAACATGGGTGTTATTTGGAAACACCTGATGACCTTAAGTATGTGTTGGAATAGTTAAGCAGCTAAGATATATTGTTTTTTCTTTAATCATTACTAATAAAGGAAAAATAATGTTTGTTCAGCATAAATCCGAATACATTAATTTAAATCATGTGGTAAAAGTGAAAAAGGCTACATCAGAAAACAATAAATTTGCTCATAGAGATTTTTATAAGTTAGTTTTAACTTTAACCTCCAATGACACCCTAGATCTAGAGTTTAATTCTGAGGAAGAGCTAGATCGGTTCTTGGAAAAGTTGGAAATTGTGAAGTAGTTATGACCGCCCAAGTGGCGGTTTTTTAATGGGTGAGAATAATGGATTCTACAGAATACTTTTGGCTTACTCGGAAAAAAGAACCTAAAACCAAGCCTAAATCCAGACCGCTACCTAAAGCTACTCAAAAGTACTTAGAGGCAGAAGAAGAATTTACTGAAGCTTTAGATAATCTGGAAATTAAATACGAAAAGAAATTTCAGTTTAAATCTACAAAGCATTGGCGTTTTGATTTTCATTTAATTGAACATCGTATTTTAGTTGAAATTGCTGGCGGTCCCTGGTCAGGTGGACGAAAGGGCAAGCTGGCAACAAAGGCGTGGAGTATGGACCGTTACGATGTTGCTGAATCAATGGGATATACCGTTGTTCGGTTAGAGGCAGCACCAAGATTTAAGATTAATGAATCTGGTCCATTACAGATCCAAGCTCATTTCGCAAGCCAATGGCTTAAAAATTTAAAGAGGCAAATATTTAATGGATCAGATCAGACCATTTCCACCGACTGATTTTATTGATCAAGCAGATGAAGAAGAAGCAATAAGACTAACACCAGCACCAGATCTAAAAAAATGGGTTGTGGCTAACTACTTAACTATAGGTGGACCACTTCATAACCCTGATCATAACCATATTGCTGAGTTGCTTCATGATAATGAAGAATTTTTAGCATTTGCTTGGGCCTCTTCTGCATATAAAAGCAAGCAAGCTATGGTGTTAGGCCAGTGCGAAAAAGTCATGTTCAATGTTGGTGGCTGGCGTAAAGCTAGACAAGAGCAACAGATGCGAGACTGGTTCGGCTTTGTGCCAACATACTTGATCACCATTGATGCTACATTTTGCGACAAAGCAAATGATCGTGAGTTTTGTGCTTTGCTTGAGCATGAACTCTACCATATAGGCGTAGAACGTGATGAAGACGGTGAAATGATCTTTAGTAGCTCAACAGGTTTACCTAAACATTATTTAGCTGGTCACGATGTCGAAGAGTTTGTTGGTGTAACCAAACGGTGGGGGGCGAGTCAAAGCGTTAAACGTATCGTTGAAGCTGCAAAGAATCCGCCGTTTGTTTCGAAACTTGATATTTCAAAATGCTGCGGAAACTGCGTAATCAACTGAGCCGAATGGCTCTTTTTTTTGCCTTCTTTGCTAGACGTAGCTAGACAAAGGTGGGGGTATGGCTGCACTTAAAGAACAGGTAAAAATATTTATTGTTCAAGCGCTTGCCTGCATGGATACCCCTCAACAGGTAGCTAATGCTGTCAAGCAAGAATTTAACATTGAGATTGATCGAAAACAGGTACAACTTTATGACCCGACAAAAGCGGCAGGAAAGAATTTAAGTAAGAAATATAAAGACCTTTTTCATAAAACCCGAGAGGACTTTAAAAAGAATGTTTATGACATCCCGCTAGCTAATAAAGCCTACCGGCTTAAAGAGCTTCAGAAGATTTATGAAGACTGGAAGAACAACAGGCTTATGAAGCAAGGGGTTATTAAACAGGTTCGGGAAGAAATGCAGGGTTATGACCTGATGTTATTAAATCTTGAGTTAAAGCAGCTTGAGATTGAAAAGTTAAGAGAGGGTGAAGGTGATGAAGATCCAACACCAGTCAAGGTAACTATTCAAGTTGTGGATGCGAGTAAAAAAGATGCCGAACATCAATCCGACACTGAATGTACCTCAGGCTAATTTTTTGCAGATGGAAAAGAAGTTCCGCGCATTTGTCGCTGGCTTTGGATCGGGAAAGACTTGGGTTGGATGCTCCAGTTTATGCAACAAAGCTTGGGAATTCCCTAAAGTACCTTTGGGTTATTTTGCTCCAACTTACCCGCAGATTCGCGACATTTTCTTTCCAACTATTGAAGAGGTTGCTTTCGATTGGGGGCTTAAAACTAAGGTTTATGAAACCAATAAAGAGGTGGATATCTATTATGGTCGGCAATATCGAACGACAATCATTTGCCGGTCTATGGAGAAACCAGCAACAATTGTAGGTTTTAAAATTGGCCACGCCTTGATTGATGAACTTGATGTTATGGCCAAGGTCAAAGCTCAACAGGCTTGGCGTAAGATCATCGCACGTATGCGTTATAAGCAAGCTGGTTTGCTCAACGGTATTGATGTGGCCACTACACCTGAAGGTTTTAAGTTTACATACGAGCAATTTGTTAAAGAGGCAAATAAATCAGAGGCTAAGCGTAAGCTATATGGAATGATTCAAGCTTCAACTTATGACAATGAAGCTAATCTTCCAGATGACTACATATCATCACTTTATGAGTCTTATCCGCCGCAATTAATTTCAGCTTATTTAAGAGGGCAGTTTGTCAATTTAACCAGTGGTGCTGTTTACCCCGACTTTGATCGAGTTCTAAACCACACGGATGAAGAAATTAAGAAAGGTGAGCCTTTACTCATTGGTATGGATTTTAACGTGCTTAAAATGGCTGCTGTGGTTTATGTCATTAGAGAAGGGAAGCCAAGAGCTTTAGATGAACTGGTTGGCGTGAGAGATACACCGACGATGTGTCAACTGATTAATGAGCGCTTTCCAGATCACGATATTACTGTGATTCCAGATGCTTCAGGTCAGGCAACATCATCAAAGAACTTCAGTGAATCTGATCATGCAATCTTAAAGAAAAATGGATTCAAAGTTGAAGTTAATGGTGTGAATCCCGGTATTAAAGATCGTATCACTGCAGTTAATGCACAAATTCTGAATGCTGAGGGTGAACGACACTTAAAAGTGAACACAAACAAGTGTCCTAACTTTACGGCTACTTTAGAACAGCAAGTCTATGATGATTTTGGAATGCCAGATAAAAGCGCTGGTTTGGACCACGTTGGGGACGCTGGTGGATATCCAATAGCTAAGAGATTCCCAGTCATCATTCAGAAAATATTTAAACGGCGCGCAATCGCTGGTTTTTCTCGTTAATCAATGCACCTTCTCAGGTGCTTTTTTATTGGTGTTTTTATGGCAGTTATTGATAAACATCCGCAGTATATTGCTGCACAAAAAAGCTGGGAGATTATGCGGGACGCCGTTGCTGGTGAAGAGCAGATCAAACAGGCACAAACAAAGTACCTAGCTAAATCGGCCGGAATGATTGAGGCTGAAAAGCAAGGTGATACGACTGGAGAGATTTATAAAGCCTATCTAAGTCGAGCTCAGTATCCATTATGGGTTCAGGATTCATTACGTACGATGATTGGTTTAGTTTCAAAGCTGGAACCTAATATCGTAATTGAAAGTTCTCTGTTAAAGGGTTTGATAGAGAATGCAACCAATGATGGTTTTGGGCTTAAACAACTCTTTATCCGTATTTGCCTAGAATTACTTGAATATGGT